ACCAGGTCTTTCAGTGTCGCGTAGGTTTCGGTCGCTGCGTAGCTCATGTACAGCGTCAGCGTCAGTTCGTGGTTGCCTAACCCGCTGGTGTAGGTGCGTGACCCGGTGCCGAACGCGGTGTCCTCGAGCTGGTCGTAGCGCTGAAGGAAACTGGCGGCCGTACACTGATCGGTCAGCGAAACGCCGTTCACGGTGACTACTGGGTTCGACAGGTAAATGGATGTAGGCATGGCTTAGTCCTTTGCTGGTTTCTTCTTCTTAACAGTAGCGGGTTTGTGTTCGCTGGTTGGCGATGCGATTTCGACGATGAACCCGGCGTTCAGCAGGGCGTCGATGTTGACGCCTGGGCGCGGGATGTATTCGTCGCCGGGTGTGCCGATGCGCGGGTTTAGGATCTTGTAGGTCATGCTGTCTGGGCCTGTAGGTTCACGGTCAGTTCGTAGGCGGGCAGCATCACGCCACCGATGTCGAGCGTCGTCGGACGCCCGTCAGTGACCGCCACATTCTTCGCCAGGACCAGTGACGACAGGTTCAGCAGGTTCCGCATGGCGTCCAGGTTCGCTGGTCCCAGGCTGATGATTTGGACCGGGAATGTCATTTTCACGATGTTGTAGTTCCAGGCGGTGAACGATGGGGCGCCCAGGAACACGCATGGCGGGACCAGGTTCCGGGGATCGGTGACGACCTGTAGCCCGGTGATCGTGCCTAGCGTTGATGCCAGGTCGTCCAGGGCTTCGTTAAACAGGTCGGTATAGGCAACTGGCATCAGGCCACCTGCGGTCTGTCGATCCCCAGCAGCTGTTTAATCAGCGGCGACAGCCCGGTCGTCGGGGCTGTCCCCATTTCGGTAAAGGATGCGAAAGTGTCGATGGATCCGCGCTGTCGGTACAGGGCGCCGCCGTACATGATCGTCCCCAGGGTCACATCCCCGGATGGGCTGGTCGTCAGACCGTCAACATACCCGGCTTCCTGGCGGCGACGGAACGCGAACTGGTTAGCGGCCGAAGCGCATTGTGTCAGGAATGTGGTATCCGCAGCTGTGGCGGTACCGATGCCTAGCCAGTCCTCGATTTGTGTCGCAGTGATCCAGGTACAGGTCGGCGTGTAGGCCAGTGTCCCGGTCGCTGCGACCCGGTCGACATTCGCCGCCGTTTTCGCATACAGCACCTGATTTCGGATCGGGATGTTGTAGTCGTAAAGCAAGTCCCCCTGCGTATCGACGCCAGTGAACAGGTACTGGGGCAGCGCCCGGACCGTGACCGTCCCGTTAAAGGTGGCGTCGACACCTGCGACGGTGACGGTGACACCTAGTTCCAGGTCGGCCTGGGTCAGTAGTTCGACGACTGCGAAGTTGTCGACTAGGTACTTGTTGGTGACGCTATAGGTAGCCATAGGCGGTTAGGCCCGCCCTGCCACTAGGCGACGGTAATCTTCTGAACGAAACGCGACCCTGCGGTGGCGTCGGTGGCGTCCTGGAAGAAGGTGGCGAAGTAGCCGTAGTAGCTGAAGTTGCGGCCCAACAGTGCCGGATCTTCGACTGACATGATGCCGCGGACCTGTTCGTAGAACTCGATCGCTGGGGCGTGAACCACCAGCATCGTTCCCGATGCGAAGTTTCCGTCGACGACGATTTCCAGACCCAGCGGGTTCATTCCCGACCAGCTGGCGGCTGATCCGGCGCCCAGCGTGTTCTGACCGATAAGGCCAGGCGCGCCGATCGCTGGGAACAGTGGACGCTTAGCGTCGTCGAGCTGTCCGCCCAGTTTCTGCCATACATCGACAGACACCAACAGGTGTGTCGCGAACAGGTTTGTCGAGTTGCTGATGTTAAACGCGCAACCATAAATGGCGTCCATCAGGCTGGTCGGATTACCAGCGGTGACGGTCCAGGTGAAGCCGGACGCCTGTGAAGCGGTGACGCAGGCGTCGGCTGCGATGTTGTCCGTTTCCTTCATGTACTGGCCAGTGAGATCCTGAAGGATGGTGTTCAGTGCGGCCGGGTCCGTGAAGTCGATGTCCTGCTGCGAGATGAACACGCCACCAGCGACAGTCTGTCGGGTGACGGTGTTCGACGACAGCGTCATTTTTTGGTTCGTGACTTCCTGACCTTCGGTCTGTACGCCTGCGGCGGTGTGCTGCGTGATGATCGGACGGATGAATGACTTTCCGTTTCCGTTCGGCATCGCGCGTGTTCCGATCGCGGAAACGACCGGGCGGATGAAGTTGTAGTTTTGGAACACAGGTCCCAACACTGGGATCGGCAACAGACCAGGCGTGTCAGTCGTCAGATCCTGGGCAAGTGCCGCCTGGATCGCGCTGTGCTTCTTCGCAGCTGCGACCTTGTAAGCATCGTTCACGCGACGGAAAGTGTCGCCGCCGATGTGGTACGCGGCCATGTATTCGCCGGGCGTCGGAAGCGCGAACTCGCGCTTAGCAACTGCGGGAACGGTCGGCGTCGGGATGGTCGCTTCGACTGCTTCGGGCTTCGGGGTTTCGGTGGTCATGTCGGTTTCACTTTCTTTCGTGTCCTGTATTTCATTATGGTCGGTCGGTGTGTCTGTTTGTGGGATACTCGCGGCGACTTTCGTGATGCCAGCCTGATCCCCGAAAGCGCCCAGGGGAACCAGTGACAGTTCCTGCCATTCGGCCTTTTCGATAATCATCGTCCCGGCTTCGTCGTAGCTGAACTGGATGGGGTTGACGCCTACCGATACCTGGTCGATCGTTCCGTCCTGGGCCATGACCAGGGCGTCCTGGCCTAGCCGGGTCTGGCTGATGCGCGCGGAAAACAGCATCCCCTGGTCGGTGTCGACCCGTTCGGTGACGACGCCTACTGGCTGGGTCGCGTCGTGATACATGAACAGCCTGGGGGCCTTGCCTTCGACGGGCAGTGATCCGGGGCGGAACATAACGGTCGTCCCATCGTTGACGGTCGCTGGCGTGTTGTAGGGAACGGCGGTCCCTGAGATGGTGCGGCGGGGCTGGCCATCGGCTGCGGCTGCGTCGACGCTGAAGTCCCCTGCGATAAGTCGGATCATGGTGTGTTCCTTTCGTTGACGATGCTAACGAACTGCTAGGCGTTCCTGTGTGTTTTCTTCGACGACATCTTCGCGGCTGTTGTCAGCCATGTCCGCCATGAAGTTTTCTTCCAGGTATTCGTCGGCGTCGAACTCGACATAAGTTCCGCGCGGCAGGACATTGTCCATCGACAGCGCCCCGGCGATCGCGTCCGCGTACAGCTTTACGCCGAACAGGTACAGGTCGGCGCGCGCCTGTTGACTGGACTGGTACGAATAAGATCCGGTGGAAACGCCGACCAGGTACGGCGGCACATTCGCAAGTCGCGCACATTCCAGCGCCTGATAGTTGGCCGCTTCGATTAACAGCATTTTGTCGGGGGTCGCGTTTGTTTCGGTGTAGGTCAGGTATTCGTTCAGCGCGGCAGTTTGATTAGTTGCGCGCGCAGCGTTAAACGCGGCCGCGAGATCGGATAGTTCCTGGGCGCTAAGCGGTTCGCCCCCGGTCTGCTTTAGTACGCCCGCCGGGATAGATGATGATGCGTTTCTGTTTCGTGCGGCTTCTAGTTTTAGCGCGGTCTGGATCGCGTTTGGTGCGGAATAAATCAGGCCCTGCGCGGGTGAAAGTATTTGGACTAAATCGTTCGGGTCAAGCAGACCGCCAGCGAAATAGACTTCCTTCGACGGTGCGAACCACACCGGGCCGGGCTGATCGAGCGTGTTAATCGACCCGGAAGGTAGGCGCTGGAACGATGCGGGATAGCCATCTGCTGTCCTGCTGCTAATCCATAGAAACGCCCGACCGAACATCATCAGGTCGTCGAGCAGCCACGCCATCAGAAACTGGTAGGACACATTCGGGTCGGGTCGTCGCAGCCATGAACGCGGCGCGATGTACACCTTTTCCATTTCGTCGCCGTTCCACATTTCGTTGTACATTTTTAGCGGCATGGATCCGATGACCGATGCCATGAGATCACGCGCGCGATTTATCGCCGGGACGCTAATCGCCAGGTTTCGGTCAATGCCTTCGGTGTAGGCGTAATAGTTCCCGATCATTCCTTCGCCCGTGACTGACGACTTGTAGTAGGAACCTGCGGCCGCAGCTTTCACCGGGGGCGGACTGATGGCAGCCTTTCGGACACGCGGGAAGATAGCCATGTGTTCATTCTTACAGGTGCCAGGTGTGAAGTAGTGGCACCAGGCTTACCTACAGAAGGGACGGATCGCCCGATGCCACTACCGTTTTCGGACGCTACTAGGACGCGACGACCATCAGTGGTTTCCCTGCCGACTTCGGGCGTGATGCTAGGGCGACCGCCCACACTGCCAGGCGCGCCAGCTCGATCGGTCCGGGTGAACGCTGAGATGACAGGGCGACGGAACCCTGGGACCTTACGGCGACCGCGCGCTGGATGTGTTCGGCCAGCATCGTCGACCCATCGTGGGCGACTAGGCGCTGTCGGATCAGCTGTCTGACCGGGTCGGTCCATTTCAGGATTTCCGCGTAGCCGACTATGGTTCGTCGGCGCTCGAGCGCGATCGGCCAGTGAAGGTCGATCGACGGTGTGATGGCGAACTTTATGGAATGGTCGGCGGCCAGGCGCTGAACCTGGGCGATCATTTCGGCGTAGGTGTCGGCCATGAACGCGACCGTGATCGCGGTCCGTCCGTCAGCCAGGGCGACCGCGCGTAGCCCGAAGTACCGTGTCTCATCGACGCTGTTTTCGATGGCGACCACACCGCCAGCCGGGACAGGTTCGTCGGCTTCGAGCTGCGGCCACAGGCCGGGCTGTAGCCATCCCTGGTCTGATGCGACCCACAGGTTGACGGACGCCCGCAGGAACTGAGCGCGGTCTGGGTTTTCCGCTTCGGCCTGGATGGTGTCCATCGTGAGAGTGTGACCCAGTGCCGGGTTTCCCCAGGGCCAGGCGGCCGGGTCCATCGGGTCCATGTCCGGGGGCGGGGACCATTCCGCGAAATAGAACTTCCCGGACTTTTCTTCGTCGATCATGCGTAGACCCTGTTCGCGCCATTTCAGCATCGCGCGGGACTGTTCCGTTCCGGCCGTTGACCACATCGACAGCAGCGGGGAACGCTGCGCGCGCTGCGACGGAAGTAGACCCCCGTCGATCGCTTCCGGGCTGATGTCCCAGATTTCGTCCGCGACGATTAGCGACGGGGAAAGACCGTGACCCACCGAAGGCCCAGCGGCCCGCACGATCCACCTAGATCCGTCCGCCATCGTCACCATGTTCCGTCCGTAGCTGTGCGATACCTTCGCCCCGAAGTGTGCTTCCAGGATCGGCGCCAAATCATCAAACAGCATCACGGCCAGGTCTAGGCGGTGCGCGGTCGACAGGACCAGCTGTTTCTGTTCGCGGATCTTCGGCATTTCCGTAAGCCACCAGCCGATCAGCGACGACAGGGCGACGGTCTTTCCGTTCTGTCGAGCAGTCGACACCAGGCTGACCCGCGACAACAAATCCAGATTTTCGTTATGGACCAGCTGACCCGATAAAGCCCGCAGCTGCCAGGGCATCAGCTCAACCCCTAGATGCTGTTTCGCCCATCCCCCCACTTCAGTCCCGAACGATCCCGACCCATCCGGCCACATCGTTTCCAGTCGCGGCTGGTCCGGGTCGATCGGCGCCAGTCCAGGCTGGTCCGTTTCGG